CCGAGACGCGGGATCAACTGGTTGCGCAAGTCAATCGTCACGCTGTCGATCAGTCCGAACTTCCCAACGGTCGGGGCGTTTGCGTACGGTTTGAACAGCATGGTTGCGCCAGCGCAGATCGGAGGAGTCGAGTCAAACAGACCAGTTGTCCCGGTCGTATAGTCAGGCACGATCTCTGCCGTAGCAGTCGGCGCAGTGAAGATGGAGTTGAACGACCACGCAGCGCGGCAAGGCTGCCCCGTCTGGAAGGTCCACGCCACATTGCCGCGGGAGCCGAGCATCGTATAGAGCAGACCGTGCCGATAGCCCTTAATCGTGCTGGACAACTGCGCCCAGCCAGCGTCAGGCATTGTGTAGGTCCAGGTGGTTGGCGCATAGCTGCCCGTCATTCCGCACGCCTGCAGCAGGTGATGGAATGCAGGGAAGTCAGTGTCAGCCCCAAACGCTCCATCGCCAAAGCCAGCCATGTAGGTTTCAAATGTAGCAGTCATGCTGCGCTGGCCAACAACGCCGGCAAACATCGGACGGAGCAACTGAGAACGAACCTTGCGGTTCATCACCGTCGTTGCAACCTGGAACTCTGGGTTCATCACAACGACAGCGTCCGTCAATGCGGGCGCAGCGTCGGCCCCATAGGACCCAGATGCTTCTGTGTCAACAAGGATCGGAAAGATTCGATCAAGAGGCATGCGTTCCCTCGCTAGGCAATAAGGTTGCGGATGTAAACGAGAAACACCATCTCCACATAGTGGATCGGCGTCTCTGCGATCTCCCGATCGTCACTCAGCACGATCTCTGGAAACGTGGCGTTCATGGCGGTTCCGCCAAGCGGCGTGCTGCTCTGAATGTCGGAGATCAGAGCGTGGCGCACCGTGTGGACTAGGCCGCGCCATGTTGCCTTGCTGGTGTTTGCCTGCCCACGCTGAGGATCGTCTCGCTGGTAGAAGCCTCGCACGATCACTTGCTGCTCTTCGATCACGACACCCGTTGACGTGCCGTCTGGGTCACTGCCGATTATGTCTCCGTCGTCAACTTCCCATCCGTGAATCATTGCGCCGCCCCTGCGACCAGTGTCGGTCATGAGGTAGTGCAGCGAGGCTTCATCGTAGAAGTCACGGGTTCCGTTGTGGACCTTGGCTGTTCCGATGCCGGTAGCGGCGCCGACAATCGCAACGACGCGGGCGATGATGCTGTTGATGTCTTGCGCCATTGTTACCCGCTACTCCATGGAATCAATCAGCATGTCAATGATCGTGTTGTCGATCTCTTTCAGATCGCTTTCAACCAGGAACAGATACGGACGGGCAGGGATCTTCACTCGGTGATCCTTCCGCCCAGCCTCGCCTCCTAGTTGGTGGATCCTTGCGTACGCAAGGTTTGACCCAACAGACGCACTGTTCTTTGTGAAGCTAGTACCAGCGGCTAGCGAGCGTCGAAGGCGGCCCGTAGCCTGCAAGACCTTGATCCCGCCGGGAGCTAGGCGCCGCAGCGCACTCTTGCGAAAGCCAAACCTGCCTGCTCGCCTGCGCTTCAGAAAGATAGACTTGCCGCGCATACCACGTCGAAGCCTACGGCGTGCCGTTGATAGGGCGAGACGCTTCCATTTGCTGTGTCCGCCGCGTTTGCCTTCGGCGGCGAAGTTGTCATCAACCGCTGTCTTCATGATCTCGGAGATCACCCGGTAGACTGGGCGCATGTTTTTAATGCGCCTGCTTAGCTGAGACAGCCAACGCACTGTGTTTGCGTCGTCATAGACTATGCTAACACCAGGGGAAGACGCTCCAGCGTCGGATGATACAACTACTTCTGCCATACCTACATATACCCGTTAACAAGCGAGCGACTGAAGCGCCGTGTAGCGCTCGTCAACTCAGTCGCAGACGCAACGCCGGAAGGCGAATCAGGCAGCGGGTCAATGCCCATGTTGCGCTCGCCGCTGGCGATCTTGTCGAACTCGTCCGTTATCCACTCACGCTGGATCTCGACCTTCTCAAACAGCCCGATCCGTTCGTGTGCCAGAACACGAACACATGCCAACTCAAGGTGCTTGATGTACTCGCTGACCTGCGATGCGCCAACGGGCGTGAGGTAGCGAACGCTCAGGGCGCCGTTGAGCCATGCCTCTCCTGCGTCAAGCAACGACTGAGCAACGCCAGTGTCTTCTACGCCGTCTCTATCGTCGTCTAGCAGCTGCGTGCGCAGGTAGTCAGGCAGGACAGACAGCATGACCGAAGCCGATAGGGTGTTATAGCTCATCGTCACTCACCTACAAAGAGGAGCCCCGGGACACGGGAGGGCGTCGCGCCCCGGGGCTTGGGTGACGTGCGACTGTTAGGCCGCACGGTTGGGGGCTACGCGTTGGAGCCGTAGATCTTCTGCCACAGGCCGGGGCCCACTGCGTGACGGGCGGTCACGCTGAATCGAACTTCCTGCGCCTCTTTGTCGACGATGTCAGTCAGCTCGGGCGCCTGTCGCTTCTGCATGATGATCGGCTTCATTCCATCGGACAGATCCAGCAGGAACCAGTGAGCGGCGTACGCACCAACCAGGTACGGGTTGCGGAACGGCAGCACGGAGCCGTCGTTGTTGATGTTGCTGATCGAGGTCGTGCCGTCGCTGACCCAGTCTGCCTTCAGAATGGACAGAGCCGTTGCACGGAGCCCAGGCCCGTACATCAAGTGGGTGGGGCTGAATCCCAGCGGCTCATCTTCGTAGTTGGCAAACGACTGGAACCGGGACATGCCGGTGTTGTACGTCGCGGCGGACAGAGCGCCGGCAACAGTGTTGCTCTCGGTGCTTGTTTTCGTGGGGTGCGCCGCGCTACACAGCGCCTGTCCGTCGTAGCCCACGTCGGAGAATGCCGTGGTGAACTGCTTGAGCACCAGCTTGCCAATATGGCGAGCGGCAACGTTTGCCAGTCCAGTCAGGCGCTTCTTGATCACGCCCTCCTTGTCGTCGTCGTACGCATCGCGTCCGACCTTGATGCCTCTGACATACCGCTTGTTTTTGAGCGTGAAGCCCTCAGCGTGCATGTCGGCAAACGGCATAGCGCCCCGCCATTCCTGCAGCTCAGGCAGATCGTCCAGCCACTCATAGACCTCTTCGGCGCCGTTGGAATCAAACTCCATCGCTGCCTGCATCCACTCAGCAGGGATGAGGCGCTGCATCTCTTCCATGAAGAACGCACGGAAACCGGGGTTGGCCTCGGTCACATTGTCGATCCAGCTAGACCTGTTGGTCACTGCCATTGTCTCTATCTCCTCTGTTCGTTCTCTAGTGTTCGTTTGGATCGGCCCCGAGCGACGCTTGGCCGCCCGGGGCTTGGTCTAGCTAGACCGTGGTCAGAGCGGCGTTCAACTCATACCAAGTCGAGTTCAGACGAGCAACGAGCCAAAAGGCAGCGTTCGCTGTGTCACGCACTGCGCCCACGAAACCGTCAGGCACAGTACCAAACGCAGTGTCAAGCTCTGCCGAGGAAACAGTACCGGCGGCTGCGGCGATCTCCTCGTAGCGGTTCACGATACCAGACCCGACAGCTCCGGTAGGCGTCTCAACGAGACCGTCCGAAGACACGCGGAACTGCTCGGTAGCAGCGCTGTCAGTCACGCTCAACTTCTGTGCGCCAACCGCGTCGCCAAGCACGACGATCGTATCACCGGCGCCGACCGTGTTGGTCAGCGTCAAGTCGCTACCAGCGGCAGCCACAAGCGCCAGCTCTGCGTCACCAGCGATGGTCTGACCTGTGGCGATCGTGGCGCCAGCATCAAGGTCCACGTTCGCAGCGAAGGTCGCAGCAGGCGTCACCGCAACGGCTACGCCGTCGAGGGTCAGCGTCGCAGCAGCGTCAGCCTCTACGGTCATGGCTCCGTCGCCGGTGATGCTCTGACCGGCAGCAAGCGCCAACCCACCGTCGAAGTCAGCCTCAGCCGTGAAGGTAGCGATTCCGGTCACACCGAGGGTCGTTCCCACGGTAGCCGCACCGATCACGACAGCGCTAGCCAGCGTAGACACGCCGGTCACGCCGAAGGTCCCGCCAGCCGACAGGTTGCCGGAGACATCGAGGTTGCCGGTGATGGCGCCAACGGCGTCCTGGGGGAAGCCGATCCAGACCTTCACGCCCTTGGTGGCGTCGATCTTCTGGACAGTCCCGACAGGCACGTTCACGCCAGCGCCGACGTAATCACGAACGGTGTCGTCGTCGAAGACGTAGCACACGCCGCCCACGTCAGCCTGATCAACGGCGTTGGTCGAGTCGTTGGTGAGCCACGTGGACAGACCAGCGTGCACGAGCACATCAATGGCGCCGTCTGTTCCGCCGGAGTTGTCAGCCTGCTTGCGGCAAATGCCAACGACCTTGACGCCCGCGGTCAGTTCGGCGGGGATCGCATAGCCGGTGGCGTCAATGGCCACCAGCCCGCCGCTGTAGATCGTGGTAGACGCTAGAACCTGGTAAGAGTATCGGGGGAAGTCCTCAGTCTCTCGGGGCTTGTCCTCGCTCAGTGCCATGTGTCGTTCTCCTGTCTTTCCCGGGCGTTACCGCCCTGTTGCAAATCGGGCAAACGGCCCGGGGTACTATCGAATCACTGGCTTGTAGACTCGGATCTCTTCGGCGTACGCCTCAAGGTCTTTGATCCCGAGACTCTCGGCGTGCTCTGCCTGCGCAGGAGTCAGGCCAGTTCCTGCGCCTGCGGTGCCGTCAGTCTCGCCTGCCTGCTCACCGAGCGGGACAGCGGACGATGGCTGACGCTTGGCGAGATACACCCTCGTGGCTGCAATGTCTGACGTGGCAAACGCCAGCATATCATCACGCTCGGATGGCGCGATGCGTCCCTCTCGGATCGCAGTTTCGACCACGTCAGAACAGTCACGCTTCGTCATGTCCGCAACCAGCGCATCGTGCTCAGCCTTCGGCACGGTGTCTTTGCGCAGTGCGATCACTTCGGCCACAATGGCGTCCATGTCCTCAGACTCGGAACCAATCGCAGCGGTGAGACGGGCGAGGCTATCGCTCACTTCGTCACTCTTGCTCTCTGCGATCACTAGCTCCTGAGCAGCCTTGATCGCCGCTTCGTCGGCGTCCTCAGTCAGCCCAAGAGCGGCGATCAGATACTCTCTCCACATGCCTTCATCCTCCTGCTCTTCGCTGGTGTCAGACGCTTCGGCGTCCACTGTCTCGACTGCTTCGCCGCTTGCGGTTGCTGCTGCTCCGATCTGTTTGGCGTGGGGGTCGGCGCCTTCCCAGACCACGGACATTTCGTCAACGTCGTCGATCATGGTGCAGACTAGCGCAACCTTCTCTCCGTCGACCTCTGTTCCTTCGACGGATGCCAAGAAGAAATCTTCCTCCTCCATGTCTGGATGCGACTGCTCCCACTTCATTGTGAATCCTGCGGACACAGAACGAAGCGCCCCGGTCTCAACTCCGCGGGCGATCTTCGGATCTGCAATGCGGTCCAGGTTGATCACGTTCTCGACGCCTGCCGGGATAGCGTCAGCAGCTTCGACGAACTCTGGAGCGCCGTCAATCGTGCCGCACCATTCGCTAACGCTTGTGTGATGATCCTTGTAGACCGTCAGCGGGCGAGCTGTTCCATTGGCGTCAACGCTAGGCCCGAACTTGGGAAGCGAAGCCCTAAGCACGTCCTCTGGAATCTTGACGGTGACAGCAAACCATCCCATGGTCGGGCGGAAATGCGAGGCGCTCATCAAACGAAAGCGCCGAGAAACGACATTGGGATCCGCATCCTCGACAGCAGCAGTCACGCCCCCGGCGGGCTCACCAGCGACGACGGGGGCAACGGCGCGACCAACAGCGCGCATAGCAACGAAGCCGTTAGCTGCCGCAGCCTTCAACTCAGCGACAGCCCTGGCAGTCTCTGGGTTTGGCTCTGCCGCGGCAGGCGGATCAACTACTGGCTCAGTCCCTGCGGCAGCGTCAACCTCTTCGTCCGTCATGGTCTCATCCTCCTCTTCTGGTTCATCCTCTCCCGGAAGCGGCTTGCCGAACTGCGCATAGTGAGCGGCGAGGTGCGCTTTCACTGCGTCAATGTCAGCCTCGGGAATGTCAGCGGCGCCTCCAGTTCCCTCAAGCAGCACGCCCATCGCAGTCGCAACGCCAGCCCAAACGACTTCAAGTTCGTTGTCAACAACTTGGTGGTGCGGCAGCCGGTAGCCGTTGAACGCACGATCGTTTGCGTCGTCGTACCAAGCGAAGCCCCAGCGGTACTTCTCCCAATCGACAGTGCTAGCGTCGCCGCTGCCATCGCTAGATGCCCAGGCACGCAGCTCAGTCTCCGATGCGCCACGATCCCATTCGGTATCCTCTGGGGCCATGGGCGGCTCGTGCTTGGGCATTACGCCAGCCCTTAGCCCGGCATCACTCATCTTTGCTCCGTGGATTCTGGGACGGCTTAGCCGCGTTGGTTGCTGTTTCCTCGGAGAGGATGCGGGCGGCTTCTGCTAGCGTACGCTGCGCCGTTGCTCGTGCCCGACTCACGATCGCTCGAAAGCTGAACGTGCGGGGCTTCTGTTCGGTGGCTTCCATTGGTCTCCTGTTGTGGTGGAGCCTGTCAGGATCGAACTGACGACCTTTGCCGTGCAAGGGCAATGCTCTCCCGTCTGAGCTAAGGCCCCGGGGCCGGCGACAGGCATCGAACCCATGACCCTCTGATTACAAATCAGACGCTCTGCCTACTGAGCTACGCCGGCAATGTGTTGGTTGGTACGGCTCCAGTCCTACAGTCGCCGCAGACCTCTACGGTTCGCCCTTCATGCCGGCATACCCGTAAGCCGGCGCTGCCTACAGCGGTGGCGTTTGTCCTGTCGCGAACGAGACATAAACACACTACGCAGAGAGCCCTGTCAATGTCTCTTTGACCTGTTCGCTCTCGCCAAGCGCAGACCTTCGCTCGCTCATCACCTCATCCCATGGCGAATAGATGCTAGAGCGCTTCAGGCATAGCCTGCACCTGCATATAATCAGGTGGTGCCACTTCGTTCTGTACCGTTTCCGCCTGCGTGTTCGGCTCATCTTCAGATCGCATCCCGAGTCAACGCCGGATTCACGTTCCAGCCCTCATCGGGCGCAAGGTTCGTCGCAGGCTGCTCCTTCAGCACGCTCAAGTCTCTACGCTGAATCTGCCGATCCGATAGAGTGATTACGCTGCTGCGGCAGTTGTGATGGTTCGGCGGGTAGATCGAAGACCAGATCGGATCATCGGCTGCATACACTTGGCCATCAAGCGAGGCGCAAATGTCGCTAACGTTCGCGTCGCCAACAGTGCGGTACTGCCAATAGGGACGGAACTGCACAACCATCGGGTTGGTCATTTGGTCGTAGCGCCCAACCGAGTAGGCGTTGCTGGTAGCGTTTCTGAACACCGTCTCAAGGTGGAACGGAGAGGTTGGCGTGATGCCTAGCCTCGCTGCCATCTCTCGGTAATCCTTGACAAACTCACCGTAGCTCTTGCCCGTATCAATGGCGTCAACCAGCTGAGCTTTGACCGACTCAACAGTGTGCAACCCTTCATGGTGTGCAAGGCTGAACGTCCGCGCCTTGATCGCTGCGGAGGCGTCGGCATAATCGTTATACTCAATGGCCAGACGATCACGCAGCCACTCAAGCGCCTCCTCGGCTGGCACCGGCTCAATCACGATGCGTGCTGCTTGCGCCGCTTCTGGGATCGGGCTGTCGGTTAGCTTCGTCTCTTCAAGCACCTGCGCTCTGCCGAGCACATAGGCAGCGTTCTGCGTGTTCTCCAGCAGCGGCTCAATGATCTCATGGTCGAACAGATCCTCGTCGAGATCATCAATCGCTGCGTCGTATGAGCCGGCCCTCTCAAGGAAGCCCTTGAGCGGAGCGAGGTACTCATCCCACACTGCGAACGAACGGTCAAGCGCCACTTCGTAGACGCCGTCTGCCTCGCCTTGGTGGCGCTCTATCTGCGTGGCTTCGGCTGTTAGCCTCTCGGGCGACGCCCACGCCTCAGCACGGACAAAAGGGGACGGGTGTGCACCGCCTGCGCTTGCGTCCGTCTGCGGCGGCTCAGTGTCAGATGCGGGCACCCTACCGGGCAGCACGATGATGGGTTCACTCTTCTTGGGCTCCGGGATTCCGAGTACCTCATACGCGTAGGCAGACGGTACACGCAGACCAGTCTCGACGGCGTTCTTGATAATCTTGGATTCGATCTCACGGTCAGCGACCATCTGAACCCGGAAATGAATAG